GGGGGCCGCACTCGCTGCGCCACCGGTACGCCACGCGCATGTACGAGACCACGCACGATCTGCTGCTGGTCTCGAAACTGCTGGGACATAGCAGCGTGGAGACCACGCAAATCTACGTGGCGATGCCGGACAGCCGTCTGCGCGTCGGTCTGGACGCGGTGACGTTGGCCGGCTAGGCCGCGTGCTGCGCGCGCGACTTGGGCGTGATTGGGTTGTCCTTCCACCACGCCCATAGCGCGGCGCCCACGTTCCATGTGAGGGCGACGAGCTGGTTAACCGTCTCGTCAGCGATGGGGATGGTATCGACGCCGAACATGACCAGGCAAGCGTTAATCAAGCCGAGCAGCAGCACGGCGGCGCGGGCGATGGTCGCGGCGCTGACGCCGGGGGTGCGGGTGTCGCCGCCCTCCACTTGTTCTTCGTATTCCATGGCTATCCTTCCTTTTCGGTGGTCTTGTCGGTGGCGGTCACGCTGATTTCCAGCGAGTCCAGCTTCGCGCGCACGGCGTCCGCGACGATCTTGGATATGTCGGCCGGGTTCGCTCCCAGCGCCTTGCTAAGCGCCTCGATCGCGGCGGTCTGCGCCGTCAGCTGGGTTTTGAGGTCGGCTATGTCGTAACGCGCCTGGATGACGCTATCCAACACGTTGCGGCCGTCGTTGCCCTTGGTCTGGATCAACGCGTCGGCGGCCCGGTCCTTGAGCTCGTTCCGGGTCTGGATGATTCCATCGAAGAGATTGCGGCCGTCGTTGCCCTTGGTCTCGTAAAGGTCTTGCGCACTCACTGTTCCTGCTCCTGTCAAAAGTTGGTTTGCTTTGTTGATTACATAATCCACGTCCAGACCATTCGCGGCCCGGTCGGGACATCCTGCGTGATCGCTGCCTGGTATCTCTCGGTGCAACCACACGTTGCCTTTTAGCCCGTCGTGCCATAGGCGCGGCCAGCCGTATCGGCGCGCGATGTCCGCGCACAAGGCGGCGCTAGCGTCCATGCACGCCTTGGTGCAGGGGACGCCGGCCATGCCGCCTTCGTGCTCGATGCTGATGGTCTGGCAGTTCGACGCATAGTTGCTGTCGGTCCACGGCGCGTCAGTTTCTCGCACATACTGGTGGATCAGGCCCGTGGAGCCGATGCCGTATGTGCTGGACGCCTGGCGCACCGGATTCTGAAACGTCGCGTCGGTGCCGGCGAGACGGCCTACCATGATGTGCAGGGTGATGTGCGTGACCTCGTAGCCGTTGCGTCCCGCGTAGTGGTTGGGGCTGCCTATCCATGTGCTATTGACCATTCATTTGTCTCCTTTCAATCATCTCGATGCTCGAAAAGCCCTTCCGGTGGCTCAGGCGGTGGTGGCGGTGCTCGCCGGTATATGTGATCCACGAGAGCACGGTTCCATTGCCACAACAGGGAATTGTCGGTCTGCATCTGTTGCGCGAGGCGGTTGCTACGGTCTGGATAATCGCGCCCAGCACCACGCCGGCGACGCCGACCACCGACACGATTACTTCCTCGCTCATAGCTCCACCACGTTGAGATAGCCGGCCACGCGCATTATGCCGTTGTTGTTGGAGTGGAACGAGACCTGGATTCCGCCGGTGCCGTCGGATTCGATGACGGTCACACACTCAATTGCGCTGAACGCATTACCAGAGGTGCTCGATTCCGCCGCACTCGGGAGCAGTGACGAGGCGCCTCCTACCGTCGCCACCCCGATGCTTAGCCATGTCATGTCTGCGATACCGGAGAACTGCATGTATTCTTTGACCAGCCATCGGCCGGCCGGCAGAATCGCATACGCGCCCTTGCTATTGGCAGTCGTCTTGATGTCGGCGCTTCCGGTCACGTTGGAGAACATCATGTATGTGTCGCCGTTGTTCAGGATGAGGTCGTTCGCGGACCTTTTGAACCGGCAGCCCCACGTGCGTTTCTGTCGAATCTCCACGGGGTGCCAGGCGTCGCCAAGACGGTAGTACAGACCATTGCGTTGCATGGTGTCACCGGTGACCACGCCTGATTGTCCATTCACGCCTTCCAGTGACTCCAATGTCTCCAGCGTGGTTGCAGTCACTGGCGATACGCCTTCGGGGGTCGCTCGCGCGTCGATTTCGCGCAAGACCTTTTCGACGCCTTCTGCCGTCTGTCGGAACTGTGTGGGGGCGGACGATACGAGGTCATCGGCCTCGATATAGGGGATGCCGTACACGCTTGTGGTCTTCATCCTTGTGATCCTTCCTGTGTTGGTTGTGAGAATTGTCGAATTAACGCGAGCTCGGCTAGTGTGAACCGGCACATGTCCCATGTGACGGGCCATGCACCCATATCCGCCCACGTGGTCGCGGTATCGGTCTTGACGGGCAACGGCCATAACGTGACCTCGTTGCGGAGCAACGGCCGCCCGCTCGACCACTGGTAGGTGAGCGTGCCGCCGATGGTCGCCCACGCGCCGCCCGTGGCGGGTATGCCGTCGTCGCCGGCGAGACGTGACGACGTGGCGCCCTGGATGACGAGCGGCCCGGAACTGGCGGTGAGATACAGGCGCGCGTGCGTGGCCGGGTCCAGCTTGCGGCCGTCGAACACCACCGTTGCCGGCCGTAACCGCCGGTCGATGGTGACGAGCAGTCGGGCGAACGCGTCACGATCCGCGTCGGTCGGGGCCCACACGCTGCCGCCCGCGCGGCCCCATACGCCGCCCGACTCGTCGGCCGTCACCACGTCGGCCTCAACGGTGACGCTGGATTGCGTGGCCTTCAGGTTCGCCGGCAGCCGGCCCATGTCCGTCAAAGCAGTTTCGTGCTGGTCGAACTCAAGCGCGCCGTCGGACGCTTTCGCTGTCTTGCCCTGAATAACGAACTGGGTGACGGGTTCCGGGATCGTCAATGATTGTTCGGCGTCGGTGATGACGTCGGCGGCGTCCAGGCCGTCCAGCGTCTCGCCCGTCCAGTCGGTCACGGTAAGTCGGGCTGTGTCGTCGATGCCGATGCTGGCGGGCGCGCCGAACGGCATGTAGTCGATGCGGCTCGCGTCGCGGTCGGGGTATTCATACCACAGCGGCCACATTCGTGAGTGCGCGTAGAGACGGTGGAGCAGGGCGAGCTGTGACGGGTAGTCGTCGGTCCGGTAGGGTGCCACGGATGCGGTGATGGGGAGACCGTTGGCGTTGGCCTGCGGCGCGTCCGCCTCCCCGGCACGTCGGTTGAGCTCCGTCAATCGTTCGGCCATGGTGCCGACCCAGTGCAGGCCCGTGTAGCGTGCGTCGGACGAGATGGGCCCTTGTTTCTGCATTCTTTTCCACAGGATCATGCGGCTGGAGGCGCTGAGTTCCAGTAGCCAGCCGTCGCCGTGGGGCCGGGTTTCGCCGCCGTTCTGCACCAGTCCGTCGAACAATGTCGTCGCCGTGCTGGACTTGCCGGACGGGTTGCCGGGCGTGTATGCCTGGTGCATCGCGTCCAAACGCATGCGCTGCGCCGACCATGCGCCCATGTCGTCGCGGAGCATGCCCCATGTGGGTTGCGCCGAGATCTGCACGAGCACGCGCGCGCCGGCCAGGGCGAGGGCGCGGCCGGTGAGCCAGCCGGTCGAGTCGCGCAGCCGGAACGTCATCACGGACGGGTCGGGCTGCTGGTCGATGCCGTCGGTGCCCCACTGGATGCTGAAGCCGTCCAACGCGGCCACGTCGTTGTCGTGGTCGTTGACGGCAACCCAGCCGTCGCCCCAGTCGAGGAACATGAAACACTGCTGCGCCACTAGTTGCCTCGCTTCCGGTCGTAGTCGCGGAGAATCTTCCTGATTTCGCGTGCCACGCCCTCGCGGTCCACGGGCGCGTTGAACGTGACGTTGAAAACGGTGGCCGTACTGGCCGCCTGACTGCCGGCGGTGGTGCCGCCGTTGAACACGACGTTGGACAGGCGGCCGTTGATGTTGCCGATGGTGCGGCGCACGTCGGTGTCGAAGCCGGTGCGCAGGCCTCGTGCGAAGCCCTTCATGATGAGCCGGCCGTTGTTGACGAGCATGATGGCGTCGTAGGCGGGCGGCCCCTTGTGTTCCTTGATCCAGTCGCCGATGCCGCCTATCCAGCCGGTCACGGAGTCCCACATGCTTTTCAGGCCGTCAAGGAAGCCGCTGATGATGCTGGAGCCTGCGTCGTACAGCAGTCTGCCCACGTTGCCGATGGCGGACAGGATGCGGCCGGGCAGTCCGCTGAACCAGCTGACCACGTTGTTCCACGTGTTCTGCGCGAACTGGGCGGCGCTGGAGAAGAACGCGCCTATCCTGCCGGGCAATGATTGGAAGAATCCGATGATGTTGCTCACGCACGAGCCGACGAAGCTGGTGAATTTGCTCCAGATATTCCGGCCGGCCTCGGTCTGGGTGAAGAAATAGATTAAACCGGCCACCAATGCGGCAATGAGAGTGATGATGAGCACGATGGGATTGGCGTTCATCGCCACGTTGAGCGCCCATTGGGCCACGGATGCGGCCGTGTTGGCGATGCTGAACCCCTGCAATGCGGAGGATACGGCGGTGATGACGCCTGCGACTTTGAACACGGCGAAGCCGGTGCCGATGCCGACCAGGGCGGCGCTGATGGGTTCCGCGTTCGCACTCACCCAGTCGCTGAACGCGGTGAGTTTGTCGGCCACGTCGCCCACGATGCCGGCGGCGCCGTTGAAGGCGTCGCCCAACGCGGTGCCCGCTCCGGCCGCGCCGCCCATCGAGTCGAGCAGGGGCGTGAACTGGCCGATGAGGTCGCCGGCGGCTCCGGCGAGGCTTTTGCATGACTCCCAGACGGCGGCGAAGATATCGCTGGCGGCCTGTGCGGGGCCGGTGTTCTGGAACGCGGTGAGGAAATCGGAGACCTTCTGTTTCGCGGTGTCGAACGTGCTGGCGGCGGTATCCCGGATGGTGAGCAGGAAGTCCACGACGGGGCTGTCCTCCTCTACGTTGAACGCGTCGCGCAGTTCCGCGCTGAAGTCGCCGTCGCGCACGAGTTTGATGACGCCTTGCAGGCCGGTGGTCGCCTTGCCGCTGAACGCGCTGATTTTGTCGGCGGCGACGCTCATGGCGGAGGTGACCGTCGGTTTGAACAGGTTGAACGCATCGGTCAGGCCGCCGACCACGGCGGCCTCGAGGTTGCCCATGGCTCCCTCCATGGTGGAGGTGCTGGTCGCGGCCTCTTTGGCGACGTCGCTCATGCCGAGGTCCATGATCGCGGCGGAGAACTCGTCCGCCGTGATCTCGCCCTTCTCCATGGCGTCCCTGAAATTGCCGGTGTACGCGCCGGCCTTGAGCATGGATTCCTGGAGCCGGCCGGCCGCGCCGGGGATGGCGTCGGTCAGCTGGTTCCAGTTCTCCGTCGTGAGCTTGCCGGCTCCGGCGGTCTGGGTCATGACCATGGCCACGCTTTTGAACGTGTCGGCGTTGCCGCCTGCCACGGCGTTCAGGTTGCCTGCCGCCTCGGTCAGGCCCACGTAGTCCTTGACGCCGTTGGCGGCGAGCTGGGCGGTGGTGTTCTGCACGGTCGTGAGGTCGTAGACCGTGCGGTCCGCGTAATCTCGGGTGGCCTTGGTGGCCTGGTCTATGGCGGTGGTGTCCAGTCCGGCGAAGCCCATGGTCTGCTTGAACTTGTCGGTGCTGTCGCTCATGTCCACGACGGCGGCGCTGAAGCCCTTGAGCTTGTCCCACAGGGCGGTCACGCCCTTGACGGCCATGCCGCCCATGAAGCTGCCGAAGGCGGCGGCTTTGCCGGTGACCTTGCTGAACGCCTTCACGGCGTCGTCGCTGTTGCCGGTGATTCTCACCGACATGATCGCGCTACGCGCCATGTTCCGCCTCCTCCATGCGTTCCATCTCCTGTTCGAGCAGTCCTATCGCGGTGCCCCAGTCCAGTTCGCTGGCCTCGTTGCGCCATGCCCACGGCGTGCCGCCGAAGTGGTGGGCGAGGATGACGCTGAGCTTGCCGAGCGAGTCGTCGGGCCACTCGCCTATTCGGTAGGGTTTTCCGGGGTCTCCACGTCGATGTCGTCCACGTCGTCGAGCCACTGGTCGTATGGTTTGGACGTGTTGCCGGCGAACCTCATCGCGAGGTACGCCATGTAGTAGGACTGGCGGATTCGGCTGCCGTCGCCGGCGGCCCACCCCTCCTTCTGCGCGTGTTCCTCGCATGAGGTGATGACGCGCGGGGTGAGCGGGGCCTCGCTGGTGTGGCCGTCGGTGTAGGTGACTTTCGCGATGTTGCGCATGGGTTATGCTCCCTTGATCTGTTCCAATGTCTTGTCGACGTACTGCTTGTAGAGGCGCGTCCACTGTGGTTCGGTGGAGGCGACACCACTGTTGACGAACTGGCGTCCGACGATGCGGCGTCGGGGCCAGCCGTAGTTGATGACTCCTGCGTATGGCACCGATTTGCGGCCGGCGCGGATGATGCCGGCCTTCTGGGTCGCGCCGATTCGCACGCTGCCGGCCAGTCGGCCGGTCCTGCCGCGCGGGGCGAGTGCCTTGACCGCCGGCAGTGCGACGCCCGCCGCCTGCCGGTTGACCTCCTTGAGCTGTTTGAGGTCGGCGCCGGCCTTGCGCATCGTGGCCACGAACCGTTTCTGGCCGACCACGTACAACGCCTTGTCGGCCATCACGCGCTGGCCGTGGCCGTGTAGGCGCTGGCCTTCACGTTGGTGGCCGAGAACTCGAAGTCCTTCTTGTTGCGGGTCTTCACGTCGCCGCCGAACGCGATGGGCGCGATGGTCACGGTCATGTCCAGTTGGAGGGAGCCCTTGTTGTTCGGTATGAACTTGGCGGTCTTCCGCTCTCCGGCGTGGTTCAGACACCACACCTGCGCGCCCTCCATGCTGTAGTCCTCGCCGATGCTGCCCGACAGCTTCCAGGTGGAGGTGAGCTCCCCGCCTTCCTCGTGCCCATCAAGGTAGGTGTCGGGGTCCTCGCTGGAATTGTCGGGGGCGAGCTCCACGCTCGTGCAGTCCACGTCGAGCCTGCGCTGGTCGTCGGCGCCACCGATGACCAGGCTTCCCGGTCCCAGGGTGCGAATCTTGTCTGCCATGGTTGTTTCCTTTCGTGTTAGATGGCGTTCAAAGTGACTTCGTATGCGGCGAGCGTGCCCGCGTCGGCGAGGTTGAAGCCTGAGGCGGTGGCGCTGCGCAGGGGCAGGTTCTCCTGGTGCATGAGTTCGAGCACCTGCATGATGAGGGGGATGGCCTTCTGCTGGGTGGTGGGGGTGCCGGCCGTGACCATGAGCTTGATGGTGATTTCCGGCGGGTAGGGGTGCCATCCCTCCCATGTGAAATCAGGTGGTTCTATCCAGATGCTGGCCTTGCCCGGTGAGGGTTTGACCAGCGTGGGATCGTCGGTCACCTGTGTGACGATGCCGCCGAGCCCCGTGAGCTTTTCGGTCAGTTCGGCGACCGTGTTGTCGTAGTCGCTCATGACACCCC